TATAAGTTTGTCGAAAGCATCAAATCAGGAAAACTCAATTGGTCATTACACACTACAACAATCTATGATGCAGTCGAACAAGGCTTGGTTGATAAGATTTTAAAAAAGAAAACAACTAAAGAAGAACGAGATGCTTGGCTAAAAGAACAAGAAGAAAACAGCTTCGATAAAACTACTTGGTTAGAAGAATATTGCTGCACACCAGTTGACGAAGCAACTGCGTTCTTATCCTATGAACAAATTTTCGCAATTGAAAGAGAAGGGATAGTAACTCAGGCTTCCAGCCTGAATGATCCTAACATTAACTTGTATATCGGAGTTGATATTGGTCGGAAGAAAGACTTAACAGTAATTTGGATATTGGAAGAAGTTGAAAAGTTTCTTTTCACTCGAAAAGTAATCGAACTTGAAAAAACACCTTTCAAAGCACAGAAAGAAGTTTTATTCCAATATTTGAGTTTACCCGGATTTCGACGAGCTTGCATAGATGCAACTGGTCTTGGTATGCAGCTGGCAGAGGAGAGCCAAGATAGGTTTGGTAGATACAGAGTTGAACCAATTACTTTTACAGGCAAGATTAAAGAGGAACTTGCCTATAACTTATTACGATTAATCGAGGATAGGCAAGTCTTTATTCCACCAGATAAGAACATAAGAGAAGACTTGCATAGTGTCCGCAAGATTACTACTGCGAATAATAATATCAGATTTGATGTCCAGCAAAGCGAAGTAAGCGGACACGCCGATAGATTCTGGGCATTAGCCTTAGCGTGCTATGCTGCCAAAGGAAATAAAGGAGTGGTCTTCGCCAAAAGTAAATCACGAAGAGAAAGTTTAAAGTTGATTGAAAGTTTTTAAAGTAGTTCGAGCATCCTGCTCGAAGAAAAAAGAAAGGAGTTGATATGGATACAAATTATTTAACAACCGAAATCGCCATTCGCCAAAACTTTGAGAAGATATTAAACTACTGGAATATGCTGCCAGACCCAGACCCAATCCTTCGAAAACGCGGTCTCGATATTACGACTTATCGTGAGCTTCTAACCGATCCCCACTTGTTCTCAACAATTCAACAACGCAAAGCTGGTGTATTGAGTCAAGAATGGGAGCTCCAGCAACTTAATTCTAATGAGTTTGAGTTTAATTTCATCAAAGACATTCTCAATTCACTCCCATTAGAAAACATTATTGACCAAATCCTAAATGCCCCATTATTCGGTTATGTTGTATTGGAAATTATCTGGAAAAAACAAGGCAACTACTTAATTCCTGAAAGAATTGAAGAAAAACCTCAAGAGTGGTTCTTCTTCGACCTAAATAACCAACTAAACTTAAAGAAAAACTTCAATGCTACTCTTGGCAGGTTTGAGGGCGAGCCCATTAATCCATTAAAATTCCTTTTAATTCAACATAAACCAACTTATTCCAACCCTTATGGCGAAAGACTACTTTCAAGATGCTTCTGGCCAATTACTTTCAAACGCGGTGGATTGAAGTTTTGGATTACTTTTACCGAAAAGTATGGTCAGCCATTTTTGTTTGGTAAACTCCCACGCGGCAGCAATCAAGAAGATATTGATAACTTACTCAATGCTCTTAATAATATGATACAAGACGCCGTCGCAGTAATACCGGACGATAGCAGCATCGATATTCTTGAAGCGAGTAAAACAACCTCAGTGGAAGTGTTCAAACAATTACTTGACTTTATAAACCAAGAAATCAGCAAAGCTATTCTCACTCAGACACTTACCACCGAAGTAGGAGAGCGTGGCACTTATGCAGCATCTAAAACAATGGAAACTCAGTTGGAGAAAATCCACCTGGCTGACAAACGATTAGTCGAAGCTGCAATTAATCGTCTTATTAACTTAATCTACACGATTAATTTTAACTCAAACGAAAAGCCTAAATTCATCCTCTACCAAGAGCAAGATGTCGATAAGTTGCTTGCTGAAAGAGACCAGATTTTAGTGAATACCGGAATTAAGTTCACAAAAGAATATTACATCAAAAATTACAACCTTGCACCTGAAGATTTTGAATTAAATGTAAACCAAGTTTCCAGCTTCGCCGAAACCCAAGATTTCGCTTACTTAACAAGAGATTTTTTAATTCAAAAAGCTCGAGAAAAACAAGAAAAGCTGGCTTCCGAGCAAACTGCAACAGATAATATTATCAATCAATTGCCCGATAGCCTCCTTCAACTCCAAATTGAACCCGTCTTAAAACCCGTTTTAGAGCTCATTAAAAAAGGCGAAAATTATGATACGATTATGGAAGAACTTGCCAAAACTTACCCTACAATGAAAACTAATCAACTTGAAGACTTATTAACTCGACTTATATTCGTCGCTGAAGCACAAGGACGGGAGAGTGCCCAATGAATGATATTGATGTCCGACTTATATTAGGCAGCAAACCCGAACAAATTATTGAGTATCTTAAGCGAAAAGGTTTTAAAATATCCTGGAATTGGCAGGATGTTTGGAAAGAAGCCCACACAAAAGCCTTCACAGTTGCAAAGGCAATGAAACTCGATATTCTCACCGAGCTCCGCAACGAATTAGAGAAAGCACTCGAGGAAGGTTTAACATTTGAACAATTCAAAAAAAATATTGAACCATCCCTCAAAGCAAAAGGATGGTGGGGAAAAGTAAAAGCTAAAGATGTCCCATCTGATATTGAACTACCTGCTAATATCGACCCAGAAAAAGAAGTTTTACTTGGCTCACCTTGGCGACTTAAAACCATCTACCGCACCAATCTCGATGTCGCTTATTCAGCCGGTCATTACAAGGCAATGATTGATAACATTGAAGACCACCCTTACTGGTTGTATAACGCCGTCCTTGATAGTAAAACAAGACCATCACACCGCGCTCTCCACGGAAAAGTTTTTCGCGCCGATGACCCTATCTGGGATAAAATCTATCCACCAAATGGGTGGAACTGCCGCTGCACTGTTATCCCTCTTGATGATGATGATTTAAAAGAACTAAACTTAGATAAACCTTCAAGGTTGAGTGGTAAGGAACAAGAAAGTTTACTCAAAAATTTTAAAATCGATAAAGGCTGGGACTATAACCCCGGTAAGTCCGCTCTTGAATTTGACAGCGATTTCGGAACTTTTGAAATCTATAAAAAACAACCTACTTTCTCCAATTACAAACGGCCAAAATTCAACAAAATTGATGACTCAATGTTTGAAGAAATAAAAGAACTATTCCCCACCGTCAGTGATATTGGTGAAAAAAAATTCTGGACTTTGGTAAATGATTATTTCCAATTTCAAAACAAAAACTACATTAATATTAAAACTTATAATAATGAAAATGCCCTTCTATCAACCAATACAATTAAATACTTAATCTCTAAAAAAGATGGTAGAGAAAGATTCCTCCCTCTTCTGGATAAAACCTTACAATCTCCTTATGAAGTCTATTTAAGTCTGTATAAATCTGACAAAGGGTTTGTTGAATATCGTAAACATTATATTGGATTATTCAAGGACAAAAAGAAAAGAAATTATTATATCATCGTGAAGGAGAAGAAAGACTCTTTCATCGTATGGAATGCATTCCCAAACCCAAAAAATATTGATGATTATAGGAAAGGAACTCTTTTATATGCAAAAGGGACTTAAAGTTCCGTGCCTTTAAGCCCCCTCCAATGAAGTTAACGCCACGGAGCAACTTCACTGGTTAATCGACATTTCAATTTAAAAATTCATTCGCCCTTTGTCAATGCACTAATTATTTTCTTCTTTATCTTCTCCAAATCATCATTATTCAATTGCATAAATGGTCGGGCTGGTATATTCACTTTCTTATTCCTGCCTGCCTGTCCACCATAATGATGTATCGCCGCGTAAATTAAATTAGTGCTTACCTGTGCATAATTTTCACCATAACTACTCACTATACTTCGCTTCAATTGTCCTGTCCGTTGCAATATTGGTCCTGTGTAACCCTTCTTCTGCCTTTGCATCCAAGTTTTCAAACTAAGTGGCTGCCATTTCTTCCCTAATCTCGCACCTTCTGTTTCAAAATTTTTCAAAACCGCCGTTCGCATTGTCTCCGCAATTGCTACCATTAACTTATTGTCACCACTTAGTTTCTTCTTTAATAATTCCAATATCTCCGGCGATTTAAATTCATTCTCCATCGAATAACCCTTTCTCACAAGTTACCTTTTCATTGCCTATTTCATAAACAAGTCTCTCGCTTATTCCAAGTTTTCTCGCAAGTTCCTTTGCCCCAATTTTACCATAATGTTTTCTAATGTATTCCTTCTTCATTTCTAATATTGGCTTCTCACTAATGTAAATGGCTGTCTTCCCGAAATATTCCAATATCTTTATGAGATTATCAATCCCAATAATCTTTTCAAGCTCCGCAAGGTCACCCGTTAGGTGTTTTCTATAATCAATTTCTTTTATCCATTCAAGGTTCAAGGTTCTCTCCTTTTTTCTTTTTTAAACTTTTAATAGCATTAACAACTTTTCTAATATCGCTCATATACAACCATTCCAACTTATCAGCTCCTGTAATCTTTTTTACAAACTTTCTCAGTGCCTCCTCGTTCTTCTGGTCAACTAATGGATGTGTCATCCACATCGCTTCTATCATCCTCAATTGCTTCGGTGTCGCCATATATTCACCACGCACCTCATCCCATCTTACACCCAACTCTTCATACTTTCTACTTAATGTATTGCTCTCTTGTGTGCTGCCGTCTTCCAGACGGTTCACTTTTTG